CCTGGGCAAAACTTTACTCCCATGCCTTCCAAGGTCCTGGTGGTTGGTATATTGAAAACTCCCTGACTACCACTGGTGGTAAGGATCCTGTAGGTGAAGTCAATCGTAAACTGTGGAACAGTGGTAGCGATGAAGATAAAGAAACTGCTCGTAAGCAGAAGCGTAAACTTGCTTACTACAGCAACATCTATGTTGTAAAGGATCCCAAGAATCCCGAGAACAATGGTAAAGTGTTCCTGTATAAGTATGGTAAAAAAATCTTTGACAAGATTCAAGCAGCAATGCAACCTGAGTTTCAAGATGAAACTCCTGTAAATGTGTTCGATCTTTGGGAAGGTGCTAATTTCAAACTGAAGATCAAAACTGTTGCTGGATACTGGAACTATGATAGTTCTGAGTTTGATTCTCCTTCTGCTTTGTCCGCTGACGATGAAGTTCTTGAGGAAATCTATAACAAAGAATATAGTTTGGAAGCATTTACTGCTCCCGATCAATTCAAATCCTATGACGAACTTGAGCAGCGTCTGAATCTGGTTCTGGGTATTACTCAGACTCCTGCCAGTGCTCGTGCTGCTACTGTTGTGAATCGTATGGATGATGAAGAAGATGAGGACTTCGTTGCTCCTGTTCGCCGTGAACCTTCTCTTCCTAAAGTTTCAGCACCTGTTGAAGATGAAGATGATGCTCTCAGTTACTTCGCTCGCCTTGCTGAGGAAGACTGATTTCAAAAATCAATATCTAATTTCATCATTGGCGGAAAAATTTTTCCGCCAATTTTTTTGTCAAAAAGTTCAACCAGATTTCTTTACCAGACTATTAATTCTATCTGTAGATTCTTTATAAAGATTAGTCTTTCTAAAATCTTCTATAAAAATATTTAAATATTTTGGTTTGAGTAAATAAATTTCTCTTTTCTTTTCATTCTCTTCTGATTCGTAATCAAAAATATAAACTGGTTTTGATACTGTATTACCTGGAACAGATATAACTTGTGATCCATTCCAGTATTTGAATGGAGAGTTGTAAAATTTTTCATCTACAATAATGCCTGGTTTTAGAGCAATGGCATCAATGTCGCCAACTTTATAACCAGCTTTAACTTCTAATGTTTCGTAGTGATGTATTGTTTTGTAAGGTTCATCATATTGTGCCTCACAAAATTTTCTTAATTGATATTCTGTTAAAGGCATATCAAATAAAGGGTTAACCATATTATTTGTAAGAACAATAATCCAATCATAGAAAGGATTGCCATATGCTTTTTCTGCTATTGTATCCAAACGTTCTCCATCTTGAATGGAATATTTTTTGAAGACAACTGTATAAGAAAAGGCATCTTCATTTACTTTGTATCTTCTAAAGAAATTTTTAGCGATAACATAATCAGACTCCGAAAAAGGATATCGGATTGGTTTGTTATCGTATTTTACCAATGGTGTGTAAGAGAAGTACATTAGTATGTTGGTCCGTTTATATCTATTTCTTGTCTGAAAACTAGTTTAGTTTCTGTGAATCCTATTGATAATTCAGTTGCCACAGGAGATTTAGTATCAGCACTATTTTCTGTGCTTCCACCGTATGTAGCATAAGAACCATCTGGAGTGTAGTTTATATCTACTTTAGTGATGGCACAAGTTTTGAATTGGGATACATATTTGTTTGGTCCTGTCCCACTCATAAAAGTTACATTAACTAAGTTTGGAATGCCGAGGTAATTACTGTTTTGATCTTCTCCTTCTTTTGAATTAGGTGAAAGCCATTTAACTGTCTTTGTCCATAGGTCACTCGGAGCAGTTGAGTAACTAGGTAAAGAAGCTCTTTTAAATGTATTACATATTGCCCTAATTTCTTTTGCTTCGGCACTATCACGGGGAGACATTTTAAAGTTCAGATCAAATGATCTAAGTGCAAATCCACCAAACATTAATTCTGTGTTTGGGTTTAAGATAACCCCACCGATTCCACCTAATACATCCTGTATTCCTACATCACCACCTATTCCACCTGGCAATTTATTAATTGCTTCTACAATTCCTTGAGCAGCAAGGCTAGGACCTCTTTGTGCTATTTTCCCCAACATATTTTTTAAATTATCGAGAGCAGCTCCAGGATTACCAGCACTTATTGGACCAGCTAATTTTAATATATCTGTGGCAGAGTTTGTAAATCCTTTTCCAGCCCATTCTATTTGTGTTCCAGTGCTGATGTCTTCTGGCATGTATAATAATATAGTTTTCAAATCAGTGGCGGGCAATAAATTATTTCCTTCTACCGAAGAATTGTATAAATTTAAAGAATCAACTTTGTCGTTGAATTTGACATCACCATTACCATCTGCTATTGCTCCGCCACTTGTAGTAAATGGGGCAGTGTATTTGTAAAAATCAAAACGAACATAATCTGTAAAGTCATCATACAATTTTCCTTTTGGAAAACGATATGACGAAGAATCTTTTGTTTGTGTTGGGCTTCGTTTAAAACTAACTGTAATACTGTCTGTCATTAGTACGATTTAATAATTCGTTGGGCTTTTAATCTGTCTTGGTATTTTTCATTTGTTTCATTCCAAACTAATTGTCTATCGTAAGGTAATTTCCTGGAACCAGATGTCCTGACAAAATCTTCTACTGGCAACAGAATACATGTTTCCCATTCAGGTTCAATTAAATCAACAAATAAACTTTTTACATGATCATTGATATATTTATGGATACATATTTTAGGTATATCAATTTTGCCTTCTTTTAATTTATTAATTACAGGTATTCTTTTCTTCGGTTCTATGTAATGTAAGTTAGCACCGATGATATAATCTCCTGTGCTGCGTAGTACATACACTAAAGGAAATGTGTCATAGTATGGTAAGTACTTCATCTTTGCTCGGTATTCAAAGAAGTAAAGATGACCCATAATTGCTCTACGTCTTAGCATATTTTCATCGCTAAATCCTTCTGGGTCGTGAGCATCCTTACGCTCATCTTTAACTAATTTTTCTGGTTCTTTTTTGTAGGTGGCGGCAATGGTATTAATTGTTTGTTTGTACCAGCTTAAACCATGCCTTTCTCCGTTTGTTGCTTTAGTTACTTTTTCAAAAAGAGTCACATAACCTTTGGATGTGTCCACCTTTCTGGCATCAGGCTTAAAACCCATGCCAGAAGTTTGTGATCTTTTCTTTGCCATTTGTTATACTCCTAAGTGGTCTTCTGTGAGTATCAAAAATTTCATCTGCCGATCTTCACAAAAGTCCTTAGCCGCTTCCCACTTAGCTTGATTTTTTATGAACGTTAGGACTTCTCTTTTCCAAGCAGCAGTTTTTCTTTTAGGTTTGTCATTAGGTCCAAGTACTTGACGCTTTGGTTTTACTTCTATAATATATTTTGTAATAGATCCGTTTCTACTTTTAACTTTGATGTAAAAATCAGGATAATATCTGTGAACCTTGCCATCAGTTGGACAAAGGTACGGAACTATTATTTCTTCACTCCCCCACTCAATTATATTTTCATTGTGGTCACAGAAAACCATAAATTTTCTTTCCCACATTGAGCGATAGATAATCCTAGTAGGATTACCCCTATACTTACGGGGGTTACTAGGTTTATATTGTCCAGAGTATGCCATAAATATAAATAAACCTTCCACAATTATTTAGCGTGGCAAATAAATCAATTTCTACTTTTGTTGAGACGATCGCCAAGCATGGTGGAATGTCTTACAGTAATAATTATGATATTGAATTTATGTTTAAGAGCGATTCTATTATTCAAAGATTTAATTCTTTTGGAATTACTACTAGCTCTTCCCAGACATTGACAACTACAACACCAAGTAATCCTGGATCGATTGTTAAATTATTTTGTGACGAAGCACAACTCCCAAATATTCAAGCAGCTACTGGACAGATGACGGGAATGCTGCTCGGAGAAGGTATGGTAAATTACCCACACACGAGAATGTATTCTGATTTTCAACTTTCTTGGATGTGTGATGCTAATATGACACCTTTGAAATTTTTGGAGGTGTGGTATAGTTGGATTTTCCAAGAGCTTGATACTAAGGGCGGACAAATAGTATCATCTGGTAAGTATCAAAAAAAGAAAACATTGGAAGAGATAAAAGGTGGTGCTGGTGCTGGTGGTGGTAACGCTATTGAAAGATACAAATCGGTAAGACTCAATTATCCATCAACATATCTTTCTAATATTATTATTACAAAAACTGAGAGAAGTAAGAATGCTCCGAATGGTAGAGCGCCTATCTCATATACTATGATTGATGCCTTTCCTTACAGTATTGATGCCGTACCTCTTTCTTATGGAGCATCACAGGTAACTAAAGTATCCGCTAATTTTTACTATGCTAAGCACTTCGTTACTCATAATAATATCCGAGACTTTAACGGATAAATATTAATACGAAAGTGATTACTTGCTATGCCTTTACCAAAGCCTACTGTACCAACTTATGAACTTGAGTTGCCATCTACAGGGAAGAAAATTAAATACAGACCGTTCATAGTTAAAGAAGAAAAGATTCTATTGATGGCAATGGAATCAGAAGATGAAAATGAAATTAAGAACGCTGTCAAAGATATTTTAAAAAATTGTATTCTTACTAGAGGTGTTAAACCAGAAGAACTTGCTTCTTTTGATTTAGAATATTTGTTTTTAAAAATTAGAGCTGCTTCTGCTGGTGAGGAAGTATCATTAAAAGTCACTTGCCAGGATGATAATGAAACTGTTGTTGATGTTGACATAAATTTGAATGAAGTTGAGGTATACAAACCAGAAGGTCATACAAATAAAATTATGGTTGATGATACTATTGGTATGGTCATGAAGTATCCTGCCATGGATAGCTTTGTCAGTGTAACACTAATGGAAAATGATTTGGAAACTACTGATGAAGTTTTTGAAATGTTGATTGGATGTATTGATCAAATTTTTCAAGATGATGAAGTATGGGATGCTGCTACAACCCCAAAGAAAGAATTGCTTAGTTTTATAGAAAGTTTTACACAACAACAATTTGAAAAGATTCAAAAATTCTTTGACACAATGCCAGTGTTACGTCACGAATTTGTTGTTGTTAATCCTAAAACTGGTATTGAATCTTCCTATACATTGGAGGGTCTACAATCTTTTTTCGGATAAGTTTGTTCTATAATACTCTTGAGAATTATTATAGAACAAACTTCACTCTTATGCAAGACCATAAATATAGTTTGACGGAGATTGAAGAAATGATGCCATGGGAGAGAACTATTTACATCTCCCTGTTGAATCAATATCTTAAAGAGAAAGAAGAACAACAAAAAGCCCAACAGAGATGAATCAAGAAGGCAACTCAGAATTAGAACAAAGAAGTGTAGAACTTTCTATTAATGAGGTGCAAACAAATGATGGCACACAACCTGTTGTCATCAATGTAGAAGTTCCATCAAATGATCTTGCCGAGAGGATGGCAAATGCTTTTGATAGGAACTTAGATAAACTTATTGAGGATGTACAAGCTCCTCCCCCACCAATTAAAATAAAAAAACCAAAGAAGGTAAAAGGAGTTAAAGTAAAAAAAGTTAGGGCAGTAAAGATAAAGCAATATGCTTACAAACCTAAAGAGGGAAAAGATTCTAGTTTCAATGCTTTCTTAGGGCGTAAGATAGGATCTGCTTTTTCATTGGCAGCAACAGCAAGAAGAAATGCTAAACTAGCAGGTGAAGAAACAAAACCTAAAGGATATTTTTTAAAGAAAGCATTGGGATTTGAGTTTGGTGGCGACTTAGTTAATAGAACAAGAGGAATGTTTTCCAATGACCCCACAACAGAACAAGATCCTTCTTTATCTAAAGGGCAAAGGTTTGCTGCTAAGTTACAAAGACCAGAAGCACCTCTTAAAGTTAATAATTCTATAGTTGGCACACCATATACTCAACCATCTTTATTTGATACGAGTAAATATGTCACTGTCGTTGACAATTCTTTGGGACAACACATACAAAGATCAGTTAAGAAATTACAAAATTGTTTTGACCGAGTAAACAAAACTTTATCTAATATAACTTTACAAAAAAATAAAACAAAAGAAACTGTAATACAAGAAAATACTATCGTAGAATCTTTATCTGAAAAATTTTTACAGGTGAAGGAATCTATTAAAGAAAATACCGTGTTACAAAAAACATTGAACACTTTAAAATTGAAGGACTTAAATGTAATTAAAAAAGCAGAAGAAAAAAGAAAAGCAGCTGCTAAAGAAGCAGAGTTAGAGAAAGGGAAAGACTTATCAGGTGGAGTATCTTATGATGATCCTTATGCCAATGTAAGAAAGGGGAAAGGATTACTTGAAAGGGCATGGGATTTTATTGCTGGTAATGATGATGAAGATGATGGTGGTGGCGGAGATGATGGTGGTCCAAATATCGATATAGATTTACCAGATAGAGGATCAAGAAGACCAGGAGCAAAAAGAAGATTAGCAAGAAGAAAATTCAATGCTACTAGACGTAATATTGGCGAAAGAATTGGTAAAATTGGAGAAGGAATTGCCGAAAAAGGAGGAAGAGCGGGTAAATTTTTACAGAGGCAAGGAGGTAGAGCATTAAATTTTGGTAGAAAAGCTGGTGAAAGAGCATTAGATGCTGGCAAAACTGGTCTGCTTAAAGCAGGAAAATTTATTGCCGAAAATCCAAAAATATTAAGGGTAGGAAAAGCTCTAGGTGGATTTGTTTCAAAATTTATTCCTGGTGTTGGTATTGTTGCTGGCGGCGCTGACGCTGCCTATAGGACTAATACTGGTGATAAAACAGGAGCAGCATTAGCTGGGTTTGGTGCTTCTGCTGATGCTTTAGCTGCTACCAGTACTGCCACTTTTGTTGGAGCGCCTGTAGGTGCTGCGGCAACTATTGCTTCTTGGGGTTCTGATATTGGATTGCTTGGATACGATTTATGGAATGCCTTTACTACTCCAGATAAACCTACAAAGAAAATGTCTGAAGGTGGTATGGTAAAACTTGCTAGAGGAGGAATGGTTCCTGCTATGGTAGGGGAAGCAGGACCAGAATTAATTACACCAGCATCACCATTTGTTTCTATGCCAATGATGATGGGATCTAATCCAGCAGCAGCATCTATTGCTACTATATTAGGAGCAACATCTAGTGTAATAGATAGTGCTGGTCCAAGTGCTGCTGCCGTTAAACCTTTTATCAAGCAAACTATATCCCCACTTGCCAGGATATATGGTAAACCAGAATTAAATATACAAACTAAAGTTGGAAATAACTTAGGCAATGTAAAAGAACCTGATAAAAATGGTGGTATACTTGGTCTATTTAAAAAATTAATAGCATTTTTTACTGGTGGTGAAGCAGATGATGGTGAAGAAGGTAGTGGTGGAGATAATGGAAATGGTAATGACAACAATTTTAATGGTGGTGGAGGTGATTGGGCTCCAATCTTGGGATTAATCAGGAAAGCTGAAGGTGGTTATGAATCTATAGCTGGCAAATCTCCTATCAAAGGTTTAACTGATTGGACAATTCAAAAGGTAGCAGATTCTGCGCCAAGTTATGCTGGAGCATATCAATTAGATCCACGTAGCGTTATTGGGTGGGCAAAAGATGTTGGATTAAAACCAGAAGATAAATTTAGTCCAGCAAATCAAGATAAAATTGCTGTTGGATTGATTGAAGGTA